AGCTAGGGGAAATGTAATTGTTGGTGTCCCGTTCCAAACGTCTGCATTTGTTCCCCATTGCAGGAGCACGCCACCAGGAAGATATACATATCCAGATGCTGAAATCGTTGGCACACCACGTGTAAGTTGTACTACGCTTCCGTTGCTATTGATGGCAAATGTTTCTGTAAATCCATTACTAGGGTCTTCTTTTGCATATAGAAATGCTCTATTAGCTTCATTAGTTGGGTTTCCGGCCTGTTCTGCCAATCTCACTTTAACATGAGGAACATCACCATCTTCAATAGCATCCCAATTAGGAGTGATAACCGACGGTACAAGTCGTAATTTTGTTGTAGTTAGTGGTTGGGTTGGATCCCAGTCTGACTCTGCCATTGGATTACCTCAAAACATTGGGCGAGCACGATCATTCAGAAGATTCTGATGAGTGCGTCGCATGATATAAGCTAATTGTTCGTCATATAGAGCGGTAATTTCCGCGTATTTATCTTGTTCACCAAAATCTGAAACTATTTGACGGGCTGCACCGTAAGCAATTGCAGGACCCCACTCTTCTAGTCTTGGCGTTTCTGTAGCTGATGTAAGCTCTGATTCAAGGCGATATGCCTTAACTCTGGTACGGTAGACCGTGTCCGGTGTAGGGCTAAACCTGAATACGTTATTATATAACATGACAGAGGTAGGTCTAGATGCTGTATAAGGCTCCCATGAAAATACAATGGCTTCACCACTTGCTGGCTGAGTAGTGAACGTTACATCTACATCGCCAGTTGTATAATCAATAGTCCCTGTAACATCTCCAGTAAAAGCACCTGATGAATCGTCAACCCCAGTCTCATTATTATCTGTAATAATTGCAGAGCCTGGAACGATGCTTGGATTAACAGAGAATATATAATTAAATGTTGCTCCATCTCCTGTACCTACAGAATACCGTGCTATTTGAAGTGGATTTTCTTGATACCAAACAGTTGGATCTTGATAAAATAGTAGGTCATACCCATCTAGCCATACAGGAGGCTCAAAGTTAACATAACCTGAGGGGAAGGTATAATCACGAGTCAAAGGTGTCGTGTTGAACTCGTAAAATGTATGCTCTCTTTCTAGCTTCAGCTCATTTGGAAGAGAAAACACATAGTAGTTATTTATATACTCATCTAACCGCTGATTAGTCAGTTGCGTTGAGCTAAATCTACCCGTGATCTGTCTAACTTTTTTCCTGATATCGGCAAGTTGCCAGGTCATGACCTACTCCAAAATTACGCGTAAACTTCTCTACATTGAAAACGCGGTGTTTTAGATACCATTTGTTTGTTTAATGAGCCAGTTCCATCTGGAACCCACTTCCAGTTAGGAATTTCTCTTGTATTGATATGATTTACAAGGTGTCTTGGAAGTTTATATTTTCCACCATGCATAAGAATATATGTTTTTGGGTTCTTCGTTGATCCATATGCAAATTTTTGCATCAGACCTGGTTCCTCAAGATTCATAAATTCTACTGTGACTTCTTCATCGAGCCATTCTTTTTCATTGGCTCTTACATTGAAGGGCATCGGTGCTGCTTCTGGTGTGCTTGTTCTTTGTCTGGTCATTACTTTTGGGCCTTATTTTTTGATTAAAAAGCGTGGAGGGGATTTTATCCCCCTCCACACAACATAAACGGAGGAGTTTTATGTTACGTTTTCTACACTCTTACAGACTGCTACCATAACCGCATTGTTTGCTCCAACGACGCCAGTTCCAGCGATTACACCGCGAACACCAACGTTGTTTGTAGCTACCTGGGCCCCGGCTGTATCTGATACGCGAGTAACAAATCCACCAGAGGTATACACGGCGTAAGCTGCTGTGCTTTCAACAAGAGTAATAGCTGTTGCTGTCACTGAAGCTACAGTAAATTCAGCGTTCTTTGATGTTCCAGTAGCTGCTTCAGCAACCGCAGTTACTTTGATGGTGTCGCCGGCAACAATACCAACAGCTGCAATATTAGAAGCTGTGATCACGCCAGGGTTAGCTGATGTGAAGTTGGTAATAGCTGCACCGAAAACCGCACCTTGAGCAAGCGGAGTAAAACCGTTGCTTGTGGTAATGGTTCCAGCGTCTACATCAAGGTAAGATGCTGCGTCCATAGCGGAGTTCCAATAGAATGATCCGCCATTTGTTACGTCTACCGTTGTTACTTCGGATACTGTAAACCCACAATCAAGATTGCGAGCTACTGCTGTTCCTGGGTTTGTCCAGTTAAGGACTTTGGTTTGGCTCATGTGATTCTCCTTTAACTATGTGTTGCTTGAAGATTCAACATGAATGCATCATTCAAGATACGGGATACAAAAGGATGCTGCCATCCGACTGTCCCTCTCTGATGCAATGGGTCAGAAGAACCTCCTGATCCGAGCGGTTCGATATAAAACTCACCAGTTTCGGATCCTAGGTTAACTACAGCGTAGGCCTCTTTTCCGATAATGAAGTTATTGTATACAGCAGGAGATGCGCTAGAAACACTTCCTACGCTTGTATATAACCATCTTACGTTTCCAGTTGATCCCCACTCCCCATCCAGAACTGTGTTCTGATTAGGATAGTTTGCTGAACTGACGAAGTTTGAAACAGCTTCTAAATCATCTAGAAGATCTGTATCAATATAGGCATAGAAACTTGGGCGTACTGGAGTTGTTCCAAACGCATTAGTTCCCGTAACTACAGCGGAAATCATTTCGGCGTCGTTGCCTAATAGTGTTTTTACTGCTGCGTCAATATCAGTCTTAGTTAGTTCTGTTGGAGTGTTACCGTTAGATCCATTACTGCAAGCAAGTACTGAGCTTGTTGCAGCAAGAACGTCTCTAGTAACTTCGTCCATAGTCTGACCAACGTTTTGAGCAAGTAGACGTGAAGATTCGTTAAGAACTCTATCCTCAACAGTAAGTTCGACTTGATTTGTGATCATTACGAAGTTACCGTAGAAATCTACGCGTGCTTTGATATCTGTAACACTTAGAGGTGCTCCAGGTGGTGTTATTCCATCTTGTAATGGAATTGGTACTGTTGACAGTCTGGAATATCTTCTAAAAACAATGGTGTCTCCCATCTTCTTTGGTAATACGCGCTTCTGTGCGAAACGTGTATGAACCAACATTGGATAGGCAGTCATCAAGAGTAAACGGTCGTAATACTCTCTTACTGCGGGAGGCAACACTGATACGGTTGTAATTGCCATGATTTTTTCTCGTTATTTAAAAATTAGCTGTATCCCAAGTTCTTCTGGACTTGTTTCATAAAATCGGCGTCCGACATGCTTTTGTATGAATTAACTTGAGATGCAGGGCTGACAGATCCAACGGATGAAAGATTTCCTGGTCTATGCGAATTTGCAATAGCTTTTGTTGCCTCTGGGCTGCTCATCTTATCGCGTTTAAATTTCTGATAGCCATCTGATTTCTTAGCTAGTTTGTAAGCAAGTTTGAATGGATTCCGAGCGTTCTGAATTTCGTCCCTTAGTTCTGGGTCTTCCTTTAAAACTTCAGGGAGATATGTTTTCACTATCTCCGCATAATCGGAGTAGGTCTGTTGCATTCTAAGTTCTGCAAGCTCAGAATCCGTTTTACGTGTTTGTTCACTTAGGTAACGCTTTGCCTCACCTACGGTTAAAACATCGTCATCTCTTAGGCCATCATCTTCAGGTGGTTTACTTCTGACGTGATTAGCTTGGAGAAGCGAAATGTGGTCTTGCATTAGCTTGAGATTTTCTTGCAACTGCTGTCTTTCTCTCCTCTCAGCCTGTAACGCAGACAATGGCACATGCTGTTCTTGCGCAGGTGCCTCTTGTTGGTAGCTTTGTTGGTCGAGTTGAGACTCTACTCCCTGAGCGGCGGCCTCAGAATAAACGCCCGGATTGGTTAGTTCCATTAAGTGGGTCCTGTATATTCGCCCTTTAAAGATGGCGGCTCTTGGTTGGGTTTCTTTTTTTACGCCCGTTAAAGACGGCGGCTCTTAATTGTAAATATATGCTTGTGGATTGATCTTTGATGAAACTCTTACATGGGAGTCTTGCTCTAAACCTAACGCGCCATAATCAAAAGGCCTGTCAGGCATAGAAATGTCCCAGTCAATCGTTCCATCTTGATTGTTCACTTCAGCGATGATCATTCCTACTTGAGGATTTGGCTTAGTGAAAACAGCTTTACGATACCTTAGCATCGTGTGTTTTCCATCAACCATTGTTTTAGTTGGTTTTGCATAGATAACGATCCAATAAGGTTCTTTATGACATGAATTTTGTCGAAGAATTCTATCAACTTCCCTCTCATCGTCTTCTACTATTGCCTGTGATGTTTCACCAACTTGTTGCATCTAATATCCTAGTATTTATAGTTCCAAGCTTCACTATCGTATCCACGACCGGAAGTTGTATCCATCTTTACTTTTCCTTGATCTGGGAAAACACATGGCTCTATATGTTTTACGGAGCCGGCGTGTCCCATTACTCCAGAACCTTGCTTCATTCCCTTCATTGGAGCCATGTTGTGCTCTTTAGCTGTCTTGTATTTCATTTTAAACTCCTAATTGTTGACTTTGTTGACCAGCAACAGGCCCAGGTTCAACCCCAGCTCCTTGCTGTTGATTTACTATGTTTTTTACCTGCGACGATACCATTAAATTGTCGGATTTTAATTTAGCTTCTTGAGCTTGGTTGTAGTCCTCTAATTTCATAAACAGATCCAATAGCTTGATCAATCTATCGTCGTCCATCTCCTCAATCTGCTTTGCAGCTTGTGTGCGCTTGAGAGTTGCATCAGCACGGTTTTCTACCGCTTGGGCTACGCGTTCGTCTTCCAATCCTAGATTTGCTACGGAGCGAGTAAATCTCTCTTTTGCAGATGCGATGTTTGCTATAGATTGTGATTGGAATAGTTGCGATTGTGTCTGATGAATCTGCTGCTGGATTTGAGTAGCTTGGTCTTGTGCTTCCTGTTGCTTCTTATTGAATTCATCCATCGCTTGCATGTATTCGGTTTTGCCCTGTAGAGGCGCAACACGAGCAAGTAATCCAGGAGGTATAGGCTCGCCAAGTTCTTTAAGGGTGATGAGTTGCTGAAAGAACATTTGCTGCTGGGTGTTTGTGAGAACACCTTCTTGAACAGAAATATCGTATTTTAAGACCTCTTTGTTTTTTATTGATTCGGACACCTCTTCGCCAAGAATTCTTGACATCTTTTCCGGCGACCAGTGTTGAATCAATTTTAAAACTTTTCTAGATAGACACTCTTGAGAATACCTCAAGTTGTCGAATAGATCTTGTAACCCTACTAAAGCGGCTCCTTGTCTGAGCATCACTTTAAGGCCTGAATCCTGTTCAGAATCGGCTTGACCCAGCAATTCAGCGGAAATATTAGCAACTTCTTGCATGTCTTTGTCATACAGCTCTTGTAGCTGGAAGAAACTTGGCGGTATTTGTGCAGGAGGAATCTTTTCTAATGAACCAGGTGCAGCATCTTGAGTGCGCCAGATTACTTTTCCCTGCGACGTTTGGAATAATGACCGAGG